CAGAAGGGGGATGCGTTGTTGATGAGTTTGGATGGATCGCCTGGGCTAAATCATGTGGCGGTCTATATCGGTGAGCAAAGGATTTTGCACCAACTGCAAGGCCGCTTGTCGTCTCGCGATTTATTTGATGGGTATTGGCAGAAAGTGACCGGTAGAATTGTGAGGTATAGCGGCTGACGGCAGATGCTCCGGACGGTCAAGGTTTACGGGCACTTGGCAGAGCACTGCGGTCAGAGCGTGTTTGAGGCAATGGTGCGCGTGCCAGCTGACGCAATCAAGTTTTTGCTGTGCAACTTCCCTGAGCTACGAGGGTTGATGCGGGATGGGTATTACAAGGTTGCAGTTGGCCCGCATGATCTGCAGCTAGCTGACTGCCCTGAGCAACTTGGCTATCCGTTGGCTGTGGATGACGTAGTGCAGGTTATTCCTGTTGTATCTGGCGCGGGTGGGCGCGGAGTTGGAGTAGCTCTTTTAGGTGCTGTTTTAATCGGGACTGCCATTGTCACTGGCGGAACTTCGCTTGCTTTCGGCGCTAGTGGATTTGGTTTGGCAAGCGGAGTCACGGCTACTACTGGTTTAACTCTTGCTGCAGCAGCAGGCAACATTGGTGTTGGCTTGGCTCTTTATGGCGTCAGTCAAATGATTTCGCCGCAGCCACCAGCACCGCCTGAGTTCGACAACGATCCACGCAACAACTACGGTTTTTCAGGTATCCAACAAACCGAAAGGGAAGGTTCAACTATTCCGGTGGTTTATGGGGAGACACTGGTGGGCAGCATTATCATCAGCCAAGGTCTCAACGTTGACGAGGTAGCGTAAATGGCGCACGAAGATACTCTCAACACTAGGCAGATAGCGCGGATTGTTGATCTGCTGTCTGAGGGCAAAATTGCTGGTTTTCCGTCAGCTATTGACGCAGGTCTTGATTTTGACAGCAATAACACTGCCTATAACGTTGCTGCGTTGAAAGATGTTTTCTTTAATAACACTCCAATTCTGCAGCCAGATGCCACCGTTACGTCAAGCACAACGTTGAGTGACGTTCAGCAGTTTTGCAATTTTGACGTATCAGAAGCACATTTTGAGACAAGGCTAGGCAGGCAAAATCAAAAAGTAACTGAAATCCAAGAGCAGGAAGGCCAAGTTGCCTATGGTTGGGCAAATCAGCAAGAATTTCAGGTCAACACTGAAGTTCCAAAAGCACCGATAACTGGTGACGTTCCAGCACACTATTTTGCAGATGGAACGCCGGTTACGCGCACAATTACGGATACAAATGTTACAGCAGTTCGTATTACAGTTGGCACGCCTACGCTGCAAAAAATCACAGACAAGGGAGACCAACGTGGTTCGTTTATTGATTTTAAAATTGAAGTTGACTACAACGGAACTGGTTTTAACCCTATTCCGAACAGTCCTTTTGAAATCAAAGGTAGAACACCTGATTTATACCAAAAAGTAATAAATTTTCCAATAACAGGTGACTTTCCTGTCACTATTCGCATCACGCGAACTAGCCAAGAAGTAAGACCAGAAGACACAATTACTGACGACTTTATCTGGTACAGCTACACAGAAAAGATTAACGATCGTTTTCGTTATCCAAACAGTGCTTTGTTTGCGTTAAAGGTTGACGCGCAACAATTTCCGCAAATTCCTGATCGAGCGTATCGAATTCGTGGGATGACTCTGCGAGTTCCGCATAACGCAACGATCAGTAGCACCGGTCGAGTCACTTATAGCGGAACATTTAATGGCACATTTAAGGCAGCCAGAGAATGGACAAATGACCCCGCTTGGGTGCTGTGGGACTTGTTAACGAACACCCGTTACGGACTTGGCAACCAGATTCTTACCGCCCCAGAGCTTGCTGCTGATCGCAAAGGAACGTTTGACGGTGTAGCCAGCAATCTGGACATCTATTCGTTTTACAAGGCTTCGCAGTATTGCAACGGCCTTGTCCGTGGTGAGGCGCGATTCAGCTGTAACACGTCAATTCAGACCAGCACTGAGGCTTATGACCTTATCCAGCAACTTTGCTCTGTATTCAGGGCAATGCCTTACTGGTCCGAAGGTGCGTTAGCGATTGCTCAGGACGCACCAGAAGATTTTGCGTATGTCTTTAATCAAACCAACGTTACAGAGGCTGGTTTTAATTACAGCGGCTCAAGTCTCAAGACGCGCCACACCTGCGTATCGGTCAAATACTTTGACCTTAACTTGCGCGACTACGTTTACGAGCTTGTCGAGGACGAAGACGCCATCAAAAAATATGGCTACATCAAAACGCAGATCAATGCTTTTGCCTGTACCAGTCAAGGCCAAGCACACCGTTTGGGACGGTGGCTGCTTTACACGGAGCAGAACGAAAGCGAAGTTGTCAGCTTCGAGACTGACATCGCTGCTGGTATCAGTGTTCGCCCTGGTGATTACATCAAGATTGGCGATCCAGTCCGTGCAGGCATAACTGTTGCAGGCCGCATTGCTGATGGCTCAACGACTACATCAATCAAGGTCGATCGCAGCGACACGCAGATGTTTGGAGCGTCTGCACCAAACCCGTTTACGTTGAATGTCGTCCTGCCGAATCAAACGGTAGAGAAGGACAACAACTGTTCAATCGTCGGCAACACGATCACGCCTGGTGCAGCGTTTTCCCAAGCACCGGCCAAAGGCGCACCTTTTGCTATTGGCTACACGTCAGGCGATGAAAAGGTTGTGTTGTCTACTTGGCGCGTTGTTTCTGTAGAGGAAAACAAAGACACGTTTGGCGTTACTGCCGTTGCACACAACCCGGAAAAGTACAACGCTGTCGAGCTGGATCGTGAGCTGACTCAGCGCGATGTCAGCATTTTGAACGACAAGCCAGAAGCGCCAACGAACCTCGACGTGCAAGAAGTGCTCTATGAGTCTGCTGGCACGGTGTTGCAAAAGCTGGTTATTGGTTGGCAGCAAGCTCGTCGCGCCAACAAATATCGGGTGCGTTATCGCTTGGATAACGACAACTTTACAACTGTTGAAACGTCAGTCCCTGATTTAACGATCCTGAACAGTGATGTCGGCACTTACACGATTGAGGTGCAGGCGCTGAACTATGGCTTTGCAAAAACGCTTGAGTCGTTGACGGCTACAACTACTTTTGTTGCTGTCGGTAAGACGGCACCGCCAGCCAACATTGCAAGCCTCAACATTACGCCGATTGACCAGCACAACGCTGAGCTGCATTGGCCGCAATCAACTGATCTTGATGTGCGTGTTGGTGGAACGGTAGAGATCCGGCATACGCCCCACACTGATGCCAACGCAACCTGGGGTAGATCGCAAAAAATCGTTCCTGCTGTAAACGGCAGTAGCACGCGAAAGATTGTTCCCCTGAAGTCTGGAACGTTCTTCATTCGTGCCAAGGATTCTGTTGGCAACTATTCGGCGTTGTCTGGAATCCCTACGGTGCAAGTGGTTTTGCCAGAACCGCAGGATCTTGAGGTTGCCCAGACTTTTACAGAACACCCAGCGTTTAGTGGGACGTTTACCAACGTGTTCAACAACACAGTTGAGGGCGGCCTAACACTCGGCGGTAAAGGGCTAGTTGACGACATGGAAGATTTTGATGCTGTTGCTGACATTGACTTCTTTGGTGGCGTCTCATCAACAGGTGAATACATTTTTGCCAATACGTTGGACGTTAATCAGGTCTATGACGTTGAACTGCTCGCCAACCTCCAAGTTCGTTCGTATAACCCTGATGACTTCTGGGATTCACGCACTGACTTGATCGACACTTGGACAGACGTTGACGCTGATGACTTCAACGAAACTGACGCTGAGCTGTATGTCCGCTCCACCAACGATGATCCAAGCGGTTCACCGACTTATGGAACGTGGGAGCCGTTCGTCAATTCAACCAAGCGTGGGCGTGGTTTCCAGTTCAAGGTGCAGCTTGAAACGGACAGCAACGCTCAGGACATTTTGATTGAGCAGCTTGGTGTGACGGTTAGCCTGCAACGCCGAACGGAACAGCAACGGAACGTCACGTCTGGAACGTCAGCCAAGACAATCACGTTCCCGTCTGCGTTTTACAGCGTTCCAAGCGTGGGGATTACAGCTCAGGACTTTGATAGTGGAGACTATTTCCAGCTGACCAGCATCAGCAGGACCGGCTTCACCGTGACGTTCAAAAACAGCTCCGATACAATAATCAGTAAGGTCTTTGACTATCAAGCCGTTGGACACGGCAAGGAGATCACCTAATGGCACAGGCAACTGACTATTCGATTGCTAATCAGTCAGGTGCGAATTTTCGTGCCGAGCTGAACACGATTCTGTCGGCAATCGTCAGCCACAACAGCGGTTCAACCGAACCAAGTGGGACGAAGTACGCTTACATGCCCTGGTTTGACACCAGCACAACACCGCCAACGTATAAGGTCCGCAACGCTGCCAACGACGGCTGGCTTACGGTTGCACAGGTGACGACCAACTTTGGTCTGGCGTCTTTGTCTGGCGCGACTTATACGGGCAACATCACGATGAACGCGCAGTCTGATGTGCGTTTTGCAGATTCGGACAGCAGTAACTATGTGGCACTCCAGGCCCCTGCCACGATTTCGTCTAACTACACGTTGTCGCTGCCAGCGGCTGATGGAACGGCAAACCAAGTTCTAAAGACGGATGGCTCTGGAGCGTTGGGTTTTGCCAGTTTCCTGTTGTTGAGCGAGACGACAAATGGCCAGACTGTAACCGGCGGCGTTCGCAGCAATATTGTCACGCTGACCGATGCCACCAACATCAGTTACGACATGGATGATGGAAATAACGCTACTGTTACGCTCGGCGGAAACAGAACATTAGATAATCCGTCAAATGTCACTGTTGGTCAATCTGGATCGATATTTATTGTTCAAGATGGAACAGGCTCTAGGACACTTAGTTTTGGGTCGTCGTTCGACTTTGCTGGCGGAACTGCGCCTACGCTATCGACTGGGGCCAATGCCGTAGATCGGATTGATTACGTCGTCCGCACCACTTCTTCCATCCACTGCAACTTTGTCGCCAACTTCTCATGAGCGTTTTTCATAACAACGCCCTTATTGGCTCTGGAGCTGGAGCGGCTGCTGCTGCAGCAGCAACAGGGCCTATCAAATCTCTTCGTTTTAATGAATACGACAACGCATATTTGAGCAGAACACCAGCTTCAGCAGGCAACCGTAAGACCTGGACTTGGAGTAGTTGGGTTAAGGTCAACAATGTTGCCTATAACAATCTTTTTTCAAACCTTGTAAACAACGACAATGGTCTTTATGTCTATTGGTCAGGCAAAAGATTTTATGTCAATGATTCTAGCCTTACTGGTGGAGCCAGCGTATATACACAGCGTGAGGAGTTCAATGATATTTCAGGCTGGTATCACATAGTCATCTCATACGACACTACACAAGCAACTGCTTCCAATAGAGTTAGAATGTATATTAACGGCGTTCAAGAAACACTTCAAGGGACGCAGCCTACTCAAAATGTTGACGGTTACTGGAACTCTACAGAGACCTGCTTAATTGGCAGGCAGGATCTTAACGTTTCCCTGTACGACTATGACGGTTATATGGCTGATATATATTTTATTGATGGCTCTGCGTTAGACGCGTCGTCATTTGGAGCGTATGACGATAACGGTGTCTGGCAAGCTGCAACGTACAGTGGAACATATGGAACGAATGGATTTCATCTGCTGGATTTTGCAAATGAGTCAACAGTAGGCAACGACTCAAGTGGCAATAACAACGACTTCACAGCAACGAACATCAGCACAACTGCAGGTGTTGACAACGATGTTTTGTTTGACGTACCAACAAACGGCACGCAGTCAGACACGGGGCTCGGCGGGCAAGTGTCAGGAAACTACTGCACATTAAATTCCTTGGATGCAAATTCATCAATAACGATTTCAGATGGAAATTTAGACGCAAGTGTGTCAAGCGTTTTATGGAAGTGTTCAAGGGGGACGATCGGCGTAAGTTCTGGAAAATGGTATTGGGAAACTACTATAAACGAAGCGTTAAGTTCTGGGAATACTTTTATGGCAGGCATTGCAACCGCTGAGCAGCCTCTTAATAACTATATGTCTACTTCTGCAGGAGCTGGCTATTACGCATTCGACGGTAACAAATACCCTAGCAATGGCAGCTACGGAGCTACTTATGGAATTAACGACGTAATTGGAACAGCTCTAGACATGGACGCCGGGACGCTGACGTTTTACAAAAACGGTGTTTCACAAGGGCAATCACACAGTGGTTTGACTGGAACTTGGTTTCCCTGCAGCGCACTTTACGGAACACTTAGCGTAAGTATGAATTTTGGGCAACGCGCTTTCGCGCATGCAGCCCCAAGTGGTTACAAAGCACTTTGCACAACAAACCTCCCGGCCCCGACAATTGCCGATGGTACGGCTCACTTTGACACTGTGCTTTACACAGGTACTGACAGTGCTCAATCAATTACAGGTCTTAGCTTTAGTCCAGATTTAGTTTGGACAAAAAATAGAACCAGTGCAGCTTCACACGCTTTATATGACAGCGTTCGTGGTGCTGGTTTGGGTCTTCGTTCAGATCAAGCAGATGCAGAATATACAGCGTCAGCTAGGTTTACGTCATTTGACAGTAATGGATTTTCAATCGGCGGTAGCTCTGGTGAAAACAATGCTCTCAACAAAGCTTATGCAAGCTGGGCTTGGAACGCTGGGGCAAACAGCAGTAAAACTTTTACGGTCAAAGTTGTAAGCGATAGCGGCAACAAATACCGGTTTGACAACTTTGGCACCAGCGCCGTGACTCTTGATCTTGAGGAGGGCAGCACTTACGTCTTTGATCAGTCCGATAGCAGCAATTCAGGCCATCCCCTGCGTTTCTCCACTACGTCTGATGGAACGCATAACAGCGGCACCGAATACACCACAGGGGTAACGACAACTGGAACGCCTGGCAGCGCAGGAGCAAAAACAACGATTGTGGTTGCTGCTAGCGCACCTACTTTGTATTACTACTGCTCGGCACACAGCGGGATGGGCGGGCAGGCGGACACAAATAGCACTGCTGGTGCGTCTAACTTTGACGGCAGCATCCAAGCAGTTGTCAAAGCCTCGCAAGCGGCGGGCATATCTATCGTTTCTTACACGGGGTCAGGCTCAGCAGCGACGGTTGGGCACGGATTAAATGCTGCGCCGGACATGATTATTTTGAAGGACCGAAGTCAAATTGGAAACTGGAAAGTGCTGCATACCGCAGCCATAACATCGAGTTATTCAAACCACTATCAAAACCTGACGTGGCTTAATACTAACCAACCAACCACGAGCGTTGGCACGGGAAACGGCTACCCGTGGAACAACACGGCGCCAACGTCTTCAGTGTTTAGTGTTAGCAACAGTGGAGATAATTACAGCGGCAGCCAGAGCAGCGTTAACTACATTGCTTACTGCTTTTCTGGTGTCAAAAATTATAGCCAATTTGGCAGCTATGTTGGCGACGGTGTCGCGTACTCAGGCCCCTTTGTTTTCACAGGATTTAGGCCCGCATTTTTAATAATTAAGGGCGTTGACGGTGGTGATCACTGGTACATGTACGATTCAAAACGAAATGGTTACAACCCAACTAATGAACAACTTACTGCTGATATAACTGATTCTGAGTATGCCGCCGCAGGCTTCCCTAGCATTGACTTTCTATCTAACGGATTTAAAGTTAAGTCTGGCAATAATGCGGGTAGGAATCAGTCTGGTATAACGTACATGTATATGTGTTTTGCTGATAAATCGTTCCAAGCCAATGGCGGGCTTGCTCGTTAAACTCACTTTATCGTTCTGATCCCATGGGCTACCAGCTCGCTGACGGTACACCGCTTGCTCTTGACGTTGCGTTCGACACCCCAGATGGTGTGCAACGTCCTGCGAATTGGTTGAGGCTATCGACTCCGCGTGATCGTGAGCTGGCTGGTATTACATGGGTGGCTGATGTCAGCAGCAACTATGACCAGCGTTTTTATTGGGGCGTAGACAACCCCAAGGATCTAGACAGCCTCAAGACGCTGTGGAAGTCAGAGCAAAACAAGATTGCCGGAACCCTGCTTGCATCGTCTGATTGGCGCGTCATCAAGGCAAAAGAAACCAGCACCAACATTCCGTCTACTTGGAAGACGTATCGCGCTGCAGTGCGTACAGCTTGCAACACTCGACAGACTGAGATTGACGGTTGCGCTGATGTTCCCGCTTTAATTGAGCTGTTGTTTGGTGCGGCGCAGATTGCACAAGACGGTGAAATGGTTGCTAACCCAAACTTGGCGACCGCTTGGCCTGATCCTGTCGAATGACGTTTCTTGCTGGTGTCGCGACTGGCGTCCTGCTGGTGCTCGGCTGGGCGCTTTTGTCTATTGCTAGGGATCCGCTAGGATGATCCTGATGGGTTGTACTTATGGCCGTTCAGCCTGGCACGTATAACGTACAGCTCCAAAGGAGGGCTGATTACAGCGTGTTGCTGCAGTTCAAGGACAGCAATGACGCTGTTATTGACCTGACAGGTTATACGGCGTATGCACAGGTCTGGAACGAAGGGCGCACCACGAAATACGCTGACTTCACGATTGCATATACGAACCGCACCAACGGGCAAATCACGATCAGTCTGACCGATACGCAGACTGCGACCTTTATTGATGAGCTGCGCTACGACGTATTGCTTGAAGACGGTAGCGGCAACCGCGAGTATTACTTGGAAGGAATCATCTTTGTTAGCCAGGGATATACAGCGCCATGACAACAGTCAATGTCACCACGACGAACAATACCGTCACGGTTACAGAGAACGGATCATCAACGGTTGTTCAAAACCCAGTAACTAGCACGGTCACAGCAACCACAGCTGGACCACAGGGCGCTACTGGTGCTACTGGTGCAACTGGAGCTACCGGGGCTACTGGTCCTACTGGTCCTACTGGCGCAACTGGCGCTACAGGCCCGCAAGGACCACAAGGTGAAACAGGTGCAACAGGTCCACAAGGACCTCAGGGCGCTACAGGTGAATTTGGTGGTGCGACATTTGAGTATCTGTTTAGCACTTCTACCAGCGATGCAGACCCTGGGACGGGCAAGCTAGCGTTCAACAACAGCACTCTTGCGAGTGCAACAACGTTGTTCATCGATGATGCCGACGAAAACGGCACAGATATACAGTCTTTTCTACGAACAATCGATGACTCCACCTCTACGATTAAGGGTCATTTTAAAATTAGCGTAGAGAACGATCCTGACGAATTTAGGCTTTACACAATATCTGCTGCAACAGAAGCAACTGGGTATCACAAGGTTACTTGTGCTTACGTTTCTGGTGGGGCGTCATTTAGTGCCAACCAAGCCCTAGTTGCAACCTTTGCCAGAACTGGCGACAAGGGTGATACAGGTGCAACTGGTGCAACTGGTCCGCAAGGCCCTGCAGGTGCAAATGGCGGCACGGATATTGTCTTAGATACAACGCCCCAGCTTGGTGGTGATTTAGCCAGCAATGGCAACAACATTAACGTCGCTGATGATGACAAAGTTAATTTCGGCAACGGCAGCGATCTGCAGATTTATCACAGCTCGTCTAACAATGATGGCATCATACAGGAAACAGGGACTGGCAGTCTAATTCTTGCGGGCACAAATGTTTTTATTAGAAAAGCAAACGCTCTTGAAAATTGCGCGAAATTTATTTCAGATGGGGAAGCAGTTCTTTATTACGACAACGCTGAAAAGCTTGCGACGGGACAGTACGGTGTAATTGTCACCGGCTCGCTTTCAGCAAGCAACATCGATCTAGAAGATGACGCCAAGCTGCTTATTGGCACTAGCGATGACCTGCAGATTTATCACGATGGGAGCAACTCCTATATCAAAGACAACGGGACGGGACAATTAGTTCTTGACGGGAACGCTGTAATTCTTCAGTACGCTTCATCCTCAAAGCTTACGACCACTTCTACCGGCGCAACAGTAACTGGTCAGCTTAAATTTGCAGACGGAAACGGCACTGGAGGATCAAACAAGCTTTCATTTGGCGCGTCGGACGACCTAAACATTTATCACAACGGAAGCAATAGCTATATCGCCGAGACTGGCCAGGGCAATTTAAATATCATGGCAGATAATCAAACACTTATTAGAAATGCTGACGGAAGTAAATTTAGAGCAAAATTCGGACCAGACTCGGCAGAGCTTTACTACGACAACTCCAAAAAGCTTGAAACCACAAGCAGCGGCATAAGCGTTACTGGGGCGGCGTTTGCGAATGGCGGCACCTTTTCCGCTGACGTAGACACAAAAACAGATGCCGCAATCGTTATAGACGGAGACTCCGCTATTTATACAAGACACAACACTAGTTATCTGCGAACTTTAATCGAGAACCAGTCTAATTCTATTCGTATTGGCCAGCAAAATACAGCCCTTATCAATGGCATTGAATTAAAACCTGGAGGGGCAGGTGGACAAGTAAAGCTCCATGCTGGTGGCACAACTGACAACGTAAAACTTGAGACAACAAGCACTGGCATCACCGTCACTGGAACGGTTATTGCCGATGGATTTGATCTTGGTGACAGCGAAGAGCTGATTGTCGGCACTGATGATGACCTAAAGATTTATCATGACGGATCAAATACTTTTATCAGAGAGCAAGGCACTGGTGAATTAAGAATAGAAGCAAGCGCTCTAAGAATCAGAAACGTAGCAAACGGTGAGAACATGGCACTGTTTACTGCTGATGATGCAGTAAAACTTCAATATGACGGCTCTACAAAGATTCAAACCACAAACACTGGCATCACCGTCACCGGAACGGTTATTGCTGACGGTGTAGACCTTGGCGACGATGAAAGATTGCGGATGGGCGACAGCCAAGACCTGCAAATCTACCACCGTTCAGATCTTGGCCAAGGGATTATTGAAGAAACGGGCAGTGGATCTCTGCTTATAAGAGGTTCAAATTTATATCTTCAAAACACTGCAGGCAATGAAACTTATCTCAAAGCAACCGCAAACGGTTCTGTAGAGATTTACCACGACAACGCCAAGAAGCTTGAAACTACCAGCACTGGCATCACTGTCACTGGAACGTGTGTTGCTACCGAGTTCAGCGGCTCTGGTGCAAGCCTGACCAATGTTGGCCTTGGCATTTACGCTAAGTTTTTTGGCACTGGAACAACAAATTTCAATCTAACGACTGGCGCAGTACGCAGTTGGTTAAATACAACTGCTGCTTTTTCCTCAGGAACATGGTCTGCAACCTCATCGGAAATTACGGTGCCTGAAACTGGCTTGTATATGATCAGCCTTAACATTTATTTTGTGTTGGACACAACAGACAATCCTGTCGCAAGATCAAACCCAAGAATTAGCGTTGCTGTAAATGGAACTGCGCAAGCAGAAAGAACTGCACATTCCTACCTCAGGTACGGTGCGGGCCACAATGAATCATCAGCAAATGGTACTTTTTACTATCAATTAAGTGCGAACGATACCGTTGGTGTGTATTCGGAAAGGCTAGCTGCAAACGCTGTTTTGAATGTCGGTTCTGAAAGCGCCATTACACTTGTCAAGATTGCTTGAAACCATGCAGCGCCCTGACCCGATGATTGCGTCTAAGCCTGGAGCGGAGGACATCGTCTGCCAAAACAATCGCCAAAAATGGATAGAGGAACTGTTTTACTTTGATGGCCGTGATCAGATCAGCCACCCGCAATATGGCTTGTTTACCGGGCTGGCTTTGAAGTATCAAAACTTGGAATCAACTGACTGATGGCTAAGTCACTTAGCGGGAATGTCTTTATCGTCGGCAAGCCAAAACGCACCACGCAGGGAGCTGGCAAGCACAGTCGCCCCAAACGAGGCAAAAAGAGATACCGTGGCCAAGGTAAGTAGATCTACCTTCCATGATCAAATCTTTTGTGACTGGTGCCGCCGCTATTGCGGTCAGTGCATTGGCCCCCCTGTCTGTGACCGCAGGTCCCGTTTTTTTCAACCCGGAAGTGAACATTGGAGCTGATGCAGACAATGGCGTGGGTGCGGCCACCGCAGAATTTCACTTAGGTGTGAAGGGCGATGGTGCATACGCTCAAATCGGGCCTTTGCTTCAAATCCCGGATACTGGCGAAACCGAGGTGGGCGTCAGCGGTAAGGCGGGCTATGGCTTTGGCCCTGGCTACACCGAACTGTCTTTCACCAACATGGATTCAGATACAACTTTCAACCTGAAGGTTGGTGGTTCTTTCGATCTTTGAGCTATAACTAGCTCAGGTTTCTCACACAGACCGACATCGGGCTCCCGCAAGGGGGCCTTTTGTTTTCTCTGAATCACTATGGGCCAGAAAATTTGCAACGTTCTTGGCGTTCTTGGTTTCGTGATGAGCGGCACCTTGGTTGGCTTATCAATAGCTGCCTTTGCCCAGATCCCTGGAATGATCGACGACATGGCCGCCGACATGATGGATGACATCACCGGCAATGTCACTGACATGATTCCAAGTGAGATTGATGCGGCGATGCCGGAGCTTCCGACTTCTACGGGTCCAGCTTTGCCAATCAAGTCACCATTTTAGTGTTGGCAGTTGGATCGTCGTCATGAGCTTCAGGTCCGAAGCCTTCAGCTTTGATTTTCGCCATATCAAGTTCTGGCGCGGGTGCCTCTTGTTTCTGCTCAAACGAAGCCAGCCATTCGCGTAGCGCGTCACCAGTTGGCGTGCCTTTTGGCCATTTGACCCACTTGAGGATTTCTTTTGGGTCGGTAAATGGTCTGGCGGATTTGCCGGATAGAACGGTGAAAACAACAGGCGGCCCTTCACGTCTGCGGTTACGTTCAATCCAGAGCTGACCTGCTGTAAACCGTTCGCCTGCTTTCATGCCAGAGATTCCTGAGATCGAAGTAAATGCAATCGGCGTTCCAATGATCTCTGTAGGTCAGCCGATACCACCACCTGTTTTACCAGCAGCGCCGCCAGTTACGTCTACGCGGTTTCCAGTTATTGATATGCCTGGTTGCGTGCGAGCCAGGATTGCTGTTGGCAATGGAACGGAAACGTTTGAAGAAGATCCGCGTGGCAACGTGACGTTATGCACTGGAGCGGTGCCTGTTTATGAAGCACCGGATTACAGGCCGCGTGACTTCACTTGGGTTGAGCCACCCAAGGCAGACATAAAAAAGCCGGAGGTTGCAAGTCCGGCTCAGGTTACGCACTCTCTTCCGCCAGGTAACCAACCTGACACATCAAATATGCCAAAGGATCCACCGTGTCCGCCATTTGGTGCGAAAGAAATCGGATCGTTTAACAAACTTGGAACAGAGATCTTGGCGGGTTATGAGCTGCAAGATGGCAAATGCGTGAAGTCATGGGATCCAGTGCCTGCTGGGCAGGTGATCAACAACTATGTGCCTGATGCTGGGCCAACCGTATCGGTTGCATTGACTGCTGCTATTGCAACGACTGTGGCAATCTTTGCCAAGCCGATTGCGTCAGTGCTGCAGAAGCTGGCCAAGCCTGTGACGAAGAAGGTGGTGAAGAAAATCAATCAGAAGCTTGGCCGTAAGGCACAACTGGAATCGCTACAGGAGCGGCGCTCTGCTCAGCGTCACCGGAATCAAGCCATTCGCGATCTGAGGCGGGCTCTGGGTAAATGATTTCGTGAGTGTGTTGTTCTGTTGGAACGGGCTTGATGACGACATCAGCGCAGATGGAATAAAACGGCGAAGTCTTGGCAAAACCGTAACCACCCTTTATGGCTTCAGAGCAAGCCTTAAGCCTGCCCATCTCATAGTTGAGCCGCTTATCAGCCAGTGCCTGTTGATATAACTCGACTTGGCGACGGGCCGCTTGTTTGCACAGTTCAATTGGTCCACGATCTAGGGGTATAGAGAAGGTGGCTGTGATGCCGAAGTTATTGCTGTAGTTCTGGCGGTAGCCTGTGCGCTGCGGCTTGTAGTACAAAACGTGGCCAGGCCGATCAGGCACCCCATCCGGGCCATCAAGCCCTGTTTCTGGGTCGATTAGGCCAAAGTTATCGCTGTTGTCGTAGACCGGCTCTTGATAGTACTGATTATCTGGCTTGCCAAAAGAATGCGTCGAAGACACAAAGGGGGAGATATTTAGCGTGGCTGAGTCACATTGAATTTGTGATCCGTAGCTGTGCTTCATGTATTGACCAGGCGTAATTTGCACAGCTTGGTTGACCACTGAGCCACTACTGTTTGACACAGGTGATGCAGTTGCACTGACTTGTGCTGCTGCTGGAGCGGTATAGATCAGGCTGAGCAGCAGAGCAGAAGCTGTCGCTCTCATTGGCTAAACGTGCTGGTGGAATCAACGACGGTCTCAATCAGGGTTTCGCGCTCGATATTTACCCGCTCTATCAGGCCAGGTCCGCTGTAGGTTTCCGCAAACTGAAACGCTGCACCCGGCACGGTTTGCTTCCAGGTTGAGCGGCTAGAAAGGTTCAAAGATGTTGTTCCTGCTGACGGGCTAACTACACCGCTGGTCGGCTCAACGCCAGTCCCGCTAACGCTGTATTCAAAACCTGTTCGATAGGACTCAGAGACAATGCTCTCGCGCACAACCGTCTTGGACTCTGTGTGGCTTGAGACTTGACCTTGTGAGAAGTTAGGAATAACGGGCAGAGCCACTGCTTGAGACGGCAGCAGCAACAGAATGATCAGCCGTTTCACCGTGTCGTCAGCTCAGTAATGACTTGACCGATTGCACTGGTGTTTGCTCCACCAGCAGTCACGGTTACGGCACCTGCAGTTGTAATGGTGCCAGCAAGATCACCTGCTGTTCCAGAGGCAGTTGAGGTGACATCACCGAAAGCAGGAACTGCGCCAACGGTTGGAGCGGAAGTCGGAATGGTGTCTCCGATGGTGTAGCTGTTGGAAAAGCTAAAAGCGTTACCACTGGTTGCTTGTGAAGCGGTGACGGTGGTCAACGCACCAACTCCCGCAGTATGAGCACCCAAGCCGCCAACAACACCAG